CTATTGGGATACCCAAAGAATCTGCTATTGAAGAAGAGCCACCACCAAACTGTTTAGCAAACTCTGGTGCTTTGGCTTTCTTTCTTAAATCAGGTCTTTTCTTCTTGATGTCCTTAACTTCAATACCCTTAAGTTCTTCAGGAAAACATGCCTTGGCTACTAGTGAGTGCATATCACCTGAACCATGAACAAACTCATGAATCATTGACTTCTCATTATAAATGTCAGCCCCTAATCTTGATTCAAGTGCACTATAGTCACAACTACAGAACATGTTACCTTCTTCACATATAAAACAACTTCTTGTTCTATTGTTACCCGGCAAATTCTGTATTTGAGGATATGCACACTTTAGTTTATTGTTCTTGGTATTAAGTGGCAGCTTCTTTAACTTAGCCAAGTCAGTGTTAATCTGTTGAGAACCACATGCCATTCTACCTGATGATGCTCCAAGCTGCTTGAATACAGTATGTATCCTTCCTGTCTTAGGATTAATAGCATTAAGGTATGATTGTCCATAAGTAGAACATACCTTATCAGCTTCCTTATAGTCAAAGTAGACCTTAAGGAAAGCATCATTAATGCCCTTTTGCTTGGATAATACCTTTTCAAGTGCTGAATCAGCTTCCTCTCCTGTGCTCTTACTAATGACTGTAGTGTTGAACCCCAGTGTCTTAAGAATAGGCACAACTTGTCTTGAACTATCCCAGTTAATCACACATATTGGCTCAGTATTAAAGCCTGAAAACAAGTCACCTTGCCTGTTTATCATAACATATTTACTAGGGAGTCTCTTCTTAATCTTACATTTGTAAGCCTCAAATTGTGCTCCACATTCATCTGTTATATCAAGCTCTGGTGCTCTAAGTTCATTCTTAAATGACTTTCTTTCATCTTCTATATCATCTTCCTCTTTGTCAGACAATGATATATAGGCTGTGAAATACTCCTTGCCAGTACATGAGCTAACTATGAAGTCATTAAGTGAACTAAGAAATACCTTCTGAAGCACTTCATCAAATACCATCTTCTTCTTCCACTTAGCTTCATCAAGTTTAATACCACACCATTCAAGATAGGATATAACAGGAACAAATTCACATTCAAGTCTAGCTCCATTAAGTAAGCCTTTAGCTCTAAGGACCTCAACCTGTTTGTTCATTATAGCCCCAAGATACATGACATCTCCTGCTGCATACTTGATGACAGAAGTATCAATGCCTCTCCATATAATCTCCCCTCTGACTGTCTTGTCAATATCTATTCCTAGATACCTGTAAGCAATAGCCTTTAAGGATGCTCCTGAATGGTTGTATATAAACTCTGCTACATCAGGTACATTGTTATACAGTAATGCTTTCTTTGTATCAGGGTCAAGCTTGTCATATCCTTCATAGTTATAGGCAAAGTCACAATATTGGTTTATTGTTTCATTGTCCATACCTACTAGAAAGAATGGATAACCAAGATAGATTAACTGTTCTACAATCATGGTATCATAACACTGGGTTACAATTATGCCATAATTAAATAGGAACTGTAAGTCAAACTTTAGATTCTGACCTATCATAAAGTGAGTCTCAATGTACTCCTTGTAGACCAAAGGAGAAATAGCGGTAACATCTACCACTATTTGATTCTCCCCTTCAATATCTCCAAATTGCATCATCAAAACATCATTAATATGTGCATCCCTGCCATTAGTTTCAGTATCAAACTGAAACATATTCCAAGTAGACAGCATCCTTAATGATTCCTCTACACTTATCTTGGTATAGGCATCATCAGTGAATAGTTCAGATTGACCACTTACAAAATAAATCATTTATTCAAATGTTACACTATAACCCTTCCCCATGATATGAACAATAGACTTGACAACTGCATCAGCTTCTTCAAGTCTTTCACCTTCAACTATCATTGGTCCACCTGATGGGTCTATGAATTTCCTGCCACCTGTCATGCCAGACCTTATCATTTGGTCACTAGTCTTTAACAAGTAAGTCTTTGATTCTTCTCCATTAGGTTTCTTCAATAGTTTAAGGGTATTATTCTCACCATACCTTGAGTTAAGTTTGATTAATTCTTTCATACTTCCAAATATATCCTCCACAGGTCTTATTATACCCATTTAAACAAGCTTTTAAAGCAAAGTAGCTAGCTATAGTAGAAGGTATAGAAGGAGTATTATCCCATCTTCTGATAAAATTACCATGTAAGTCATATTGGATTACTGCCTTAAGGTTCTTTCTTCTACCTTCAGCTAACTTATTAATCTCATCCTTACTAAGATTTCTTTTACCTTTCATAGATTTACTCCTTTTCTCCCTAGTTTCTTTAGACTGCTTAATGCCTAGATGGGAATTTCTCATCTTAAGCTTTGATTCTTCTGTAAATTGTTTACCTTTCATATTTCCTCCACCTTCTCCTCCTGAACTTATATTGTATAAAGGATGATTTGATTTTAGAAACTTCTTTATGAAGAACCTCTCCAAGCTACATAATACAGTATCAATTCTGCTACTACTGATACCTCTAATAGTAAACAAGATAGAATAGTTAAAGGAATCAAGACCATATTTTCTTATAGCCCTATGAAAAGGAATATTACTTCCTTTTATAGCATCAAATAAGTGTCTTTGTTTTCTTTTTCTTTCATGTAATGTTTTACCTATATAGCATCTTCCACTTGGAGATTCATAACAATATATAATTCCTGTGAACATTTTTTAATCTATTACAGAATAAGCAACTAACTCTTGGAAGTCAATCACATATTTGTACTTCTGAAAGAAGCTATTACCAATAACTCCATGCAGATTTACACCATGTTCTTCCTTAAGCATACCAAAGGTTGGGCTTAAATCCATAGACTGAAATCTATCTGAATACTCAACCCCCTTATAC